CTCACTGAATCAAAAACCTCTGTCAGAGTGTCTTTCAAATCTTCATCATTATCTTCTAAAATAGATGCAAACACTTCTGAAACCGTATCTTTTATTTCTTTGTCTTGTTTTGCTATTTCAAATTTTTCTTCTATCTTTCTATCTATGTCTTCTGTAATTAGAGGCTTTTCTTCATCAGGTTTGTACTCACTGTAGAAATTACTACGACCACCACCTCCTCCTGTATCTTGTTGTTGAACTTGATATCTTACATCATCCTGCTCTTTCGCAATCTGATCATCTATTTCTCTTATTATATCTTCAGATTGTCTTAATACTTGTTTTCTAATATATTCGTGTGAATAGTATTTACCAGTGTATTCTGTTAAATCTCTCAAAAGATTCATTCTATCTTGTAATAATTCTGCATTTTTCACTTCTGCAAAATGACTATCAGTTTCGTATTCATATATGACATCTGTACGAACTTTCTTCCAATCTTCTCTATTCATTATACCTTTGAGTGATAATTGTCTTTCAAGAGCATAATCAAAAAGTAAAGAAAATCTTGTTTGAAGTTTATTTACAAAACGTGTGAATTTTACTTCATCTCTTGAAATTTCGGTTGCTCTTCCAATTGTATAATTTGCTTCAGACTCAAGTCTTGAAATAGGCACACTCAATGCCTTGTAAAGTTTCTTTTGAAAATAAAGTATGTCTTCAATATCACCAAGATTCTGACCACCAGGAAGAGTTGATATTTCCGTACCTCTTCCACCTTCTCTTCTAGGCAACCAATAATCTTCCATCATTGACATGTGCTTACGATCATCACGAATCTCTCCAGTATTTGCATCATAGACAAGTTTGTTTCTATACTTGACCATCAAGTCTCTTAAATACTGCTCTGCTTTTATTTTTGGAAGATTTCCCACATCAATGTAAAAAATTCTTCTTTCAGGTGCCCTGGAAATCCTATAGATTACCATAGCATCTTCTAACATTCTTAATTGATTGAGTGGTTTTATTGCTTTGTGAAGATATGAAAGCACCATTGAACGACTTGCGTTCATCATTCCTGAATGACAATATACGATAGAATCTGGTGCTATTTTGATACCTGAGGCGGCATTACCGAAAGATGTTTGAAAATTTGAACCTCTTGTTTGATATAATCCTTTGTTATTGTAGACGTAATATTCTTGTTTTACCTGTCTTTTTTCTTGATCGTGTGTCTTTTTTGTTTCTCTTACTTTTTTAATTTTTCTAGGATCAAGTAATCTTAATTCTTGAATACCACGTTTCGGATTTTTATCATCTATTACAACATGGTAATATAATCTGCCGTCTACATACCAACGTCTGAAAATATCATTACCTAATTGGTTGAATTCTAAAAGTCTTACAATTTCTTTAAATTCTGCGTGTACTTTATCTTTGATTGTATCGGACACATTCATGTTTCCGATATTAAGTCTTATGGAGGGTACATCTTTTGATGTGACAACGGCTTCATTTACTATATCATCAATGGCATTTTCAACTTCGGCTTGAAGAGACATTTCACGATAACGATTTAATAATTCTGTCTCGCTTTTTACTGCACCTTCGGTGTCAACATAAGTACCATATGCTCCTCCACCTGAAGAAATATTTAAAGCACCATCTTCGTATTCTGGAGTTGCAAATGCTTGAAGTTGTTTTTGTTGTTCTGATTTTCTGCCTATAGTGAAGCCAAATAATTCAACGGGCATGATATGGTCCTGATTGTGGGTGATATAAAAAACTTATACAGTTCTTTATATTTATTCACCCACAAATTCAGAAAAATAACTTACAAATTTAACGCCATAGTGCCTGCGGAATCCGAATCACCAGTAGTAGCATGATAATAATCATATGCCATAGTTACAGTAAATTCTGCTACGGAATCATTATCACCCCAATCTAAAGTAATTTCACTTAAATCCGTTGGAAAAGATTTTTCCAATGTATAATTGACTAATTTTGCTCCATCAAACTTTGATAGTGGTGAAATTGTAGTTGTTGCAAAATATTGAGGACCGCCTGCATCGCCACGAGCAGCCGCCATCCTTGTATTTTCCATATTAGCATTTAATGCTTCCATCCAATATTCAAATGCTTCTCTCACTGCCAAATTTTCATCATTTATAATTGTAAGAGTAACATCACCAAAAGTTCTATTTCCTGCAAATTTAACTTCTCTTCCAAAATAAGGTACAATTACAGTACCTATTGTAGAACCAGGAATTGAAGCGGCTCTACAAAAAAAGGAAAATTGTGTACCTGAAGGGTTCCAAGAAGCACCTCCATCATCGGATGATGTTATTGATACTTCAAATAAATTAGGGCGCAGACCATCATTGGTCATTTTTGATTTGAAAGTTGATACATCAAAAGCCATTAAAATCTCCTATTAAACTGCGTTGACAACTTCGGAGAATTCAACTCCTGAAGATACGGCAACAAAATTAAGTTGAATAAAGTTGATAGATTTATTAGGCTTAATAAAAATATCGCCTTTAAATTCGTTTCTATCAATTACTGAATTAGGATTGTTTGATGCATCACAAACTACTTTAAAGTCCGTAATACCTCTTGCGGACTTTATATCTCTCAAAAATGGCTCTACCTGAGCAACAAACTGGGCTCTTGTAAATTCATCATTGAATTCAAACAATGAAAATTGAGCGGCGGTTGCAATTGATTTTTCAATGGCTATGAAAAGTCTTCTGACATTGATTCTATCAAATGCGGATGGTCTTGCCAAAAGTGTTTTATCTCCAAAAAGTACAGTTCCTTGACCAGGAAAAGATACAATTGGATTTACACCATTTACATATAGATCATCTCTTTCGGCTGCCGATGGGTTATATGCGAGATTTACAACATTTTTGATGTTGCCTCTTGTAAAACCAGCAGGAGAAATAAATGGATTGATGTTATCACTTTGGGCACATAGACCAGCAATATCACCATTCAATGGTACGTATCTAAACACTCCATTAAATCTATCTAATTGATATTTATAGTTTCCATCCATAGTCGCATAACTTGTGCTAGGAAGAACATTTCTTTTTGCAATGACATTGGTCACTTCTGAACCGGTTTGATTTACAACGTCATCACTTTCTGGTGAAATAAAGACCATGCAGTCTTTTCTGTTCTCAGCAATTTCATTAATTGCAAAGGTTGCGGAAACATTAGACATTTCTCCTGTCATGAGTAAAGAAACATCTACTTTTCCTGGCTCTTTGAATTCATTCAATCCTGTAACAACATCTGCATCTGTAGCAGTATTACCGTCAGAACCACCTGCCATACTCTCTGTAATAATACCATTTGCGGCACTGTCTGCACCAAAAGCAGTTTGAAATCTGAACGTACTATTTGCTTCTTCAACTTGAGATCCCCAACTTGAAGTAATAGTAACTGAATCTACAGTATTTGCATCACCTTCTGCTGAATGATCCCCCCAACGAATCCATTTAGAATTTGTATTAATTACATCTTTATAAAAAATAGAAACACCTGTTCCATCAATAGCAGAATTTGCTACTGAAAGATTTGGAAAAGTTTCAACAATTGATTTTCTTTGAGTTGATACACGACCTCTTTTATCTTTTGTTCCTGTAAGTTTGCCGTCTTCATCAACGACAATTACATGCACTTCATCACCTACATCTTTGTTACCAGACTTATCAGATGCAAAAGTTGAAGTCAATGGATCTGTGTCAAAATCATCTCTGTATTCCCATTTACGAGCAAAAGTTTTATTCGTTATTGCCGAATCAAATTTTTCTGTAACGGTAATTGAACTATTTGAACTAACAGCCGATACTCTTCTTTGTTGTTGAATACCATTATCATCTGAGATTGTGAGAACATCACCAACTGTGACTTGAGATTTAAAAGCAGTATCAGTACCACTAATGGTTGTTGGTGCAGTTGTGACTACAGAAACAACACCTAACATATTTTTTGCTGGTTCTTCAAAAGCAGATCTCTTAAATCTGACAAGAGAAAGTGCGGATGTTTCTGCTCCGCCCACATTAGCACCTGAATTTTGAACTGCCGTAAAGGTTGTACTATTTGTTATAGAGGTTACAATACCTACATTCCCTGCTGATCCAACACGAATTACATCACCAATTCTTAATTCTTCAGCAACATTAGCAGAAGCCGTTCCTGTTATAGTATTGGCGGCAGTATCTATTGTATATGTACCTGAAAGAGTGATATCAGTATTTGAATCTAAGGACACTGTACCATCAGGAGCACTTTTTGTGTTTGCTCTTGAAGCCATGCAAAGAGATACTTTAAGTGAGTTTCCAAGTTCTCCAGCATATTTTCCGAACCAGTTTGTTCCTGATGTTCCAGCAGTTGTGTTATAAGTATTTTCATATTGTCTATCATTTTTAATCAAGACTGCACTTCCATTTGATACCGCATTAAATGCACCTGAAGTTCCATCTGTATTTGCAATTCTAACAACTCTTAATTTGTCAGAGTATGAAAGAAAATTTGAACATGTAAAGAAATCTTTGTAATTATTAGCGTTTGGTTTTCCAAATTCATTAACCAAATCATCTTCGTTACTTACAAGTGTAACAGTGTTAATAGGTCCCCAAGTAAATTTACCAACAAATCCTCCATCCGAAACGGAAAAAACGGGTACTCTTGTCGTAAGATCTATTTCTGCCACGTTTACACCTGGGCTGACCATGAATGCCATATTAATCTCCCAAAAAAATTATGGTAATTATAGTGAAAATATTTATGAAAAACAGACTTTTCAATCATAAATTTATTTACTCAAATATAAATAATCCATGATGAAAAAGGCGCTTGATAGATTTGAAAAGAAAATAATAAAGACT